GCTTTTATAAACAACACAAATTCACAGTCAATCAATTATTGATCGAAAACTAAATAAATGGTATAACCCGAACAAGTTCAATCGGAGATTATACATGGTAGCTTCACCTTACGCAAAATCAATTAGACCGATGCCGATAGGTCAACCTAGTTTATCTTCTGGAATTATGGGTACTCCCTCTCTTATGCGTCAGATGTCTCCATCTCAACCGGGAAACGCAAATGTAATAAAGTCAGAAGATATAAGAAGTCAATATGATAGGTTAAAAAAGGAAGCGGCAGATAGAAGAGCCGGAGGCTTTATGGGGCAAGTTGTTTTGCCAACCGAAGGTCAAACCTTTGAAGAATATAAAAATAATAGAGATAAATTTGGTGGCCTTTTACCTAGTGGTGGAAATCTTAGACCTAATTTATTTAGCCAACCTATTTTTCCTTCTTCTGATCCAGTAAGGCGAGAATATGATAGGCTAAAGAAAGAAGCCGCAGATCAAAGAGCCAACGGATTTATGGGTCGTGTTGTTTTGCCGACTGAAAATCAAACTTTTGAAGAGTATAGAGATGAGCGTAAAAATTCTATGGCTTCATTTTCTGGTCAACCACCTCTTAAAACTAATCAACCTCAGTTTAATCAGTCTGCTTTCGATACATTTATGGGTGGATTAGATCAAGCTCAGAGAGATTTAGTCAACAGCTATGGCGCAAATCAAACGTACCAAGCGACTCAGCAGTATCGTAACCCGAACATGGGTATGGGTATTGGTATGAGTAGACCTATGGGAATGGGAATGTTTGGTGGATTTCCTCAAAGACCTCAATTTCCGCAAAGACCTCAAGGTATTATGGGTGGATTCGGCAGACCTCAGTTCCCTCAAATGATGCAGCAGCCCATGAATTATTCAGGATATGGAGGTATGCAGCGCCCGCAGCAGAATTATGGAATGCAGCAGCCTATGAATTATTCGGGTTACGGACAGCAGCCAATGCAATCACCTTACCAGCAATACGGAATGCAAGGTGGCGGATACCAGCAAAGTCCTTATCAACAGCCTTATCCCCAGCCGCAACAATACGGCGGGTACGGAATGAGTCAAGGATATGGTGGTCAGAGTAGTTTTGCCCCGATGTCAAACCCGTACCAGCCGCAGCAGTATGGTAACTCGAACAATTTCTCAGGTTATGGAATGCAGCCAGCGCAGCAATTCTATTAATTTTCTCTTGGCAGCTCGTATTTATCTTTAATCTTTACGATTGCTTTCTCAGAAGTATGTATAACTGCTGATATTTCTTTAATCCCGAAGCCCCGAAGCAACAACATATTGATTGTAGTTGCTTGCTTTGTAAGGGCTTTTGGTTCTTTTTCACTGCTTTCATCTTTAACGATGTGAAACGATGCTCTTCTTTTTTTATAGTTAGGCGATATTGAATCAAGCTTTGGGTTAGCTTTGCGATCTTTCTTCATTTGAATTTCCCAAAACTGCTTATATACATCTTGATACTTATCAACAACTTTTTGTGGAATTTTATCCATTAGTCCCACCTAGCATCGCCTTTAAGAACAACGACATCGCCTACAATGCCCGTTCCATAAGTTTCAGATGCTTCTTTATTATAATCTAGTCCTTTCAATAACCCTTCTTCATTGACGAGAATTTGAATATCTCCATGAACAGGTGAACGAACCATCTCAACATACCCATCTACAAGAGACTGTGCCTCTTCCAATGTGGGTTTTTTATCTTCAAAAATGTGAATCATTTTATTTCTCCTTAAAGATGGGATTATTGCCATAATTTCCCACGATTGTCAAATGTTATCTCGGCCCGTTTGACGCTCATACTCACCTCTAGCGAGTGATCCGTCCATAACGCCAAGCCACCTCTCATCACCACCTGTTGATAGGGCATACTTTCGTATCATTCCCATCTCAAGAGCATCAGTAACAGATTTCTTGATAGTTGTTTCACGGCCTGCATTTTTCAAATAAACTACACAAGGCTCAATAGCTTCCGACTCACGAATAGAATGATATATACCAGTATTTGTTCCACCATGCGTTACTGCACGACCATCAGCTTCACGCATCTGAATAAACTCAACAACGTATTTAATTCTATCCCGAACAGATTGTGACATCGTTATAGACCTTATATCTTGTGACCTATCTTCGAGTAGTCCAGTGTTAGGATTACGGATAAAATGCCTAATATCTCTATTTGCAGGACCATTTGACTTAACGACAGCTCCATCAAACACACCATTACGCGTATATTCTACATTAAGATCACGACAGCGTTGTTTTCCTGTACCTTCATCGACAGACCAGACCGCAAATGCAGACCGAACGCCATCAACAATAGCAGATGTACCCCGAATAAGATTACGCGCTTGTTCTGGTGTTGTAACTGGATCATTGTCTTTGATCTTTGCCATATGGTGATTAACCATAACAGTAGCACCAGTTTCAGTAGCCATCTGTGCAAGTAAACTCATGAATGCAGCTCCTGCCGCCGGATCAGCGTTTACATCTGCGTGAACAAACGAGGCCATAGGGTCAATTACGATTAGCTTTAATGTTTCCATCTCTAGCATCTGATCATAAATCCGCGAGAACTCTTCGCCCATCAAATATGTATTGTCGAACTTCTGCATGATAGGAAAGACACCACCAAGGTTTGGCAATGGAAGCACACGCAACTTATGGCTGTAAACTTCTCTATGCCTTTGAGGGTCAAGGCGCGAAATACGTCTGTGCATTTCGTCTTTGTCATCTTCTGCTGTGATTAATATGACATCGCCATGTTCTGCTACGAGGCCACCAAAAGCAGACTGCATAGATGTACCTGATGCAACCTTCATAGCCAAATCAAGTGTCATCATACCTTTACCACTGTCTCCTGCCGCCGCAAATACACACGGAACTCCAAGAGGTATAGTATCACCTATTAAAAACTTTTGCTCAGGCACTGACCCGACAAAGTATTGATCAACTAACAGGCTTTCATCAAGTAAGTTAATCGGTTTCTTTACGCTTCTTTCGCTCTTCTTTAAAAGCTTTTCGATGTTAAAGTTTTCTTCCACGGCATCAGCCGCGTCCCACTTCTCAGATTTAGTAGATGGTATTTTAATAACCAAAGTAGATTTTACGCCTGCTTCTTTAGCTTGAGCTTCAACAATAGAAGCAAGCTTCTTGCCTGCCGCGTCATTATCAGGCCACAATATCAGCTCTTTACCTTTAAGCGGCGAGAAATCAAACTTATATGCTGTGTTTTCTGACAACATACCAGCACCGCCAATTGTGCAAGTTGCTACATAACCAAGAGATGTTAAGGCATCAGCGCATTTTTCGCCTTCAACCCAAATAATCTTGTCTGAATCCAAAATGTTCGGGATATTGTATAGAGGTCTAGGCTCTGGGATACCTTGACGACCTTCCATATACTGCCGAAATTGCTTTTTAGGCTTACCAGACGCGTCAAGTATCAGTTCACCTGTAGCATCTTTCTCAAAATATTTACGAACCGACACAATAACGACACCATTTTCGTCGGTATAGTTGTATTCATCTTCAAAATCTGTGCTTGAGTTAATGCTCATGCTCTTTTGTTGCTGTGGAAATCCCTGCTGCGCAGTTGTAACTGCAAAGTTTGACGGATTGTTCGGCTTAACAATGTTTTCTGGTGGCGCAACATAGTCTGGGCTTATGTATTCTTTAAAGTATTCAACGCATTCAGCTAGTGAATAGCCCCGACCTTCTTTAAATATCTTACATATACCACCGACACCTTCACCTGATTCGAAATCTTTCCCGTTCAAGAACCAAGGACTTTGCATATCTATGTTAATAACCATAGACTTTCCTGCCTCACCACGAAGCGATCCAATATAAAACTCTTTGCCCCTTTGAACGCCTTCTGGGTATGTATCTATTAATGTTTGTAGCTGTACGCTACGAGGCACTTCTCTCGAAATACGCTCGGCTACATCTTTAGGTGACTTACCAACGCTCAATATATTCATTGATCTGCCTCCCAACAAGTCTGCCTAAACTCACAAAACTTACAAAGAAAGAAATCTTTAGTGTGAGCAATACGAGGTAGAATGTCACCTGCTTTCGCCGCAGTCAAGATATTCACTGCTTTGTCGCTTGCCTCTTGAGCCAACTTCTTATTGTAAGGTACAAGCTCGTAGTATATTTCAGACGTGTTTTTATTGATAACAGTAAACAAAGCAGGATGCTCATAAAGCTCCATATAAGTCTGGTATAGTGCAAGTTGAGTAGCATACACTGGATTTGCCTTAGCTACACCATGACGAACAAACGCTTTAAATTTATTATCATTTGCTGACTTACATTCCCAAAGAGCAGGGTAGCCCATTTCAACAGGACCATCACAAATTACGCCATCTATATGACCGCGAATCTCTCCATCCGCTATAGAAAACCCAAACTGCTTTCCATCTTTGTGTTCTGTACGCAAATCAAATCCTGCATCTCGCAACCATTTTGACGCGTAATCTTCTATCTCATGACCGAACTGAAAGATACGCAAAGTTCTTGCGCTAAATGCTTTGTCCGCATCAATCGTGTAGTTTAAATAACGATATTGTATTTTACGCTGACATTCATCACCAATGCTTGACGCGCCGATATACTTGCGTCTCTCCCTTTTTTCTTCATTCGCAACAATCGCATCATCTACGACCTTAGTAATACTATCTGCTACAGGATTTTCATTAGAATGGGATTGAAGTAGAAGGCCAAGTGCCTGTTGACTTATAGTAGATTTCTTCGAGTTTCCCAATGTTTATCTCCTTAGTTAGCGGTGTTGATTCCTGTATTGCAAATATTAGTGTTTGTACTTCTTCTTCTGTGAGGTCACAAAACCTCTTATCCCAACCATACTTACCTAATACGAACGCCAACTCTTTCATTGGCGGTAGTGCTGTTGGTGCATTACTTGCTGCTGTCAATGTACTGTCTCCTCATTTAAGTCGAACAAATCTATGACATCATCAATGTCATCAGGATTTATTTCGCTGTTTCTAAACCCAATGTTTATAACTTCTTCACCTT